GTGGTGCGCGAAATTCGCAAGCGAGTAGAGAACCGGCTGACGAAGGAGGATGTGAAGGCGACGCTGGGGGATTATATCCGGCTGGTGCAGCTTGAAAAAGAGCTGGATGAAGACGAGCCGCGGGAAATCAAGGTGACATGGATCGAGCCGGTGAAGACGGAATCAGAGAACGAGGGATAGAGTATCAGGCGCTTCCGTCGCAGCGGAAGTTTCATGAATCGACAGCGCGGTTTAAGGGGTTTTCGGGGCCGATCGGGTCGGGGAAGAGCCAGGCGCTGTGCCATGAGGCGATCAAGCTGAGTTATTTGAACGCGGGGCGGACCGGATTGATCGGAGCTCCGACGTATCCGATGTTGCGGGATGCGACTTTGGCGGCGCTGCTGGAGATTTTGGATCGGAATAAGATTCCGCACGATTTGAACCGGGCGGATAACTTTTTGACGCTGCGGGAAACGCGGTCGAAGATTTTGTTCCGGGCCGTGGAGGAGTTCGAGCGGCTGCGCGGGAGCAACCTGGCGTGGTTCGGACTGGATGAGCTGACATACACGCAGGAAGAGGCGTGGCTGCGGTTGGAAGGAAGGCTGCGGGATCCGAAGGCGAAGCGGTTGTGCGGCTTCGCGGTGTGGACGCCGAAGGGATATGACTGGGTTTATGAGCGATTCATCAGTGCGCGCGTGGAAGGATACGACACGGTGGTGGCGGGTCCGTTCGAGAATCGGTTTCTTTTAGACCGAATTCCGGATTATTACGAGCGGCTGAAGAGCAGTTATGACTCGCGGTTTTATCAGCAGGAAGTCTTGGGCGAGTATCTGGCGATGCATGCGGGGCGGGTTTATTACGGTTTCGACCGGGTGGGGAATGTGGAAGAGACGAATGTCCGGGAGACGCTGCCGCTGCTGTGGGCGCTGGATTTCAACGTCGATCCGATGTGTTCGGTGATCGCGCAGGTTGTGGGCGAGGAAATTAAGGTGCTGGATGAGATCGTGTTGAGCCGGGCGAGCACTTACGACGCCTGCGAGGAGTTTCTGCGACGGTTTCCGTCGCATGGGGCGGGGATGGTGGTGTATGCGGATGCGACGGGGACGCGGATGCAGACGTCGGGGACGAACGATGTCGCGATTTTGAAAGAGTACTTCGCGCGGGGCGGGCATGGAAACGTGGAGTTCAAGATTCCGGTGTCGAATCCGGCGGTGAAGGAGAGAGTGGCGCTGATGAATGCGAAGCTCGAGTCGGCCGCGGGGGAGCGGGTGTTGAAAATACATCCGAAATGCAGGGAATTAATCAAGGATTTCGAGCAGGTGACGTACAAGGAGAACAGCATGATCGTCGACAAGGATCGGGATCCGCGAAGGACGCATTTATCGGACGCGCTGGGGTACCTGGTGTGGCAGGAGTGCAGGGGGCTGCAGAACGTGGGTGAGCGGGGATTGCGGCTGCTGTGAGTTGTCCTCGGATGCAAATTGTGGACGGGGCGAAAACATGGGGACAGACGGCTCTGTCCGCTCGGCGCAGAAATAGACGGCGGTTTCACGAATGAGCGCCGGCGCCTTGGGACAGAGTCGTCTGTCCCCATCTTTTCGCGGACAAAGTTGACAAGGATGGGGATCTGACATGTTTGATATCGATCGCGAGCATCCGCATTACATGCTGCGGAAACAGGTTTGGCGGCTGTATCGGGATTTGTATGCCGGCGGCGAGCAGTTAAGGCTCAGTGCGCAGCATTACCTGGTGCGGCGGCAGAGGGAACCGGGCGACGTTTATGCGGAGCGGCTGGCGCGGGTGTTTTACGAGAACTATATCGGGTCGATTATCGACTGGTATGCGGCGACGCTGTTCCGTCGCGAGCCGGTGTTGATGTTCGACGGCGGGAATGAGGCGGGCAAGAAGTTTTTCGGGTCGCTGGTGGACGACGTGGATCGCAAGGGGACGGGGCTCACGGATTTCTGGCGGCGGCAGTTTATCGAGAGCCTGATCGCGGGAGTGAGTTTTGTGCTGGTGGATTTTCCGCGTGCCGCGCGAAAAGCGGGGAGCCGCGCGGAAGAAGACGCGCTGGGGGCGTCGCGGGCATACCTGGTCGACTATGCGGCGGAGGACGTCATCAACTGGAGCTTCGACGATCGAGGCAATTACGAGTGGGTGGTGATCCGGACGAAGTCGATTCAGAAGGATCGCGTGGAGGATGCCGAGTGGCGAGTCGAAACGCGGTGGGCTTACTACGACAAACAGACGTTTCGGATTTATAAGAAAAACGACGGCGAGAGCGCGATCAAGCTGGTGGATCAGGGGACGCATGGGCTCGCCAAGCTGGGACGCGTGCCGTTGTTTGCACTGAAGATTCCCGAAGGCCTGTGGATGTTGAATCGCGCGGGGTTGCTGCAACTGGAGCACTTCAACAAATCGAATGCGCTGGCATGGGCGCTGACGATGGGGTTGTTCGCGATGCCGGTGGTGTACTCGGATCGCGAGTGGAGCCAGATGGTGGGAGAGAGCTACTACATCCAACTGGCACCGGGGGATCGATTCGGATGGACGGAGCCGGAGGGCAAGGTTTATCAGATCGCGGCGGAAAACCTGACGAGTTTGCAGGAGGAGATTTACCGGATCTGTTATGTCGCGCAGGCGGGCGGGTCGCTGGACAAGGGGGCGCGGCAGTCGGGCGTGAGCAAACAACTGGATTCTTCGATCACGCAGGAAGTGCTGCGGGCGTATGGCGATGCGGTCAAGGAGCAGATCCGAAGGGTGCTGCGGTCGATCGCGGAAGCGCGGGAGGACGGGATCGAGGTGAGCGTCGCGGGGATGGATGAGTTCGATATCGCGGATTTCGAGTCGGAATTGAGCGACGCGCAGACGCTGTTGGGGCTGGGCGTGGAATCGGCGACGTTAAAAAAGGAGATTTTCAAGCGATTATCGCTGAAATATCTGAGCGACGCGAGACAGGACGTGAAGGATCGGATTGTGGAGGAGATCGAAGGTGCCTGACGAGAAGGCGGCGGACGATGTTCGGGAAATGATTCGGGCGGTGGTGGAGGAGTTCGTGCGGGCGGATCCGGCTCGGCAGGCGGAGCTTGTCGAAGAGCGAAAGCGGCGAGAGAGCCTGGAGCAGAGGGTGAACGAGCTGGTCGCGGAGAATCAGCGGTCGCGAGCGGCGGCCGAGGAAGCGGAGCGGAGCGCGTCGATCCGGACGGAGCTGCAAAGGCTCGGAGTTACGAAAGTCGAGCTGGCGTATAAGGCCGTTAAGGACGACGTGTATCGAGGCGAGGATGGGCGGATCCTGGCGCAGGGAGGCGCGGAACTGCGGGAGTATCTGGAGCAGTTCGTGGGAGAGAATCCGGAGCTGCTGCCGGCGAGATTGGCGGGAGGGTCGGGGACTTCGCAGTCGGGACTGGAAAGATTTGCGAATGAAACCGGAGGGGTGGATCTGGGGAAGATCCGGCCGGGGATGGACGCGGAAGAGCTGGAGAGAGCGCGGCAGGAAGTGGCTCGGGTAGCGGCACAAACGCTGCGCGGGGCGTAAGGCTGCGAGTAGAAATAAACATTAAATAGGAGAAGAAATGGGAGCAATTACATCAGCAAATGTCGCGACTGCGATTGTCAAACTGGTTGCGGCCGATGCGCTGCCGGCGTTAATGGGGAACCTGGTGATGGGGAACCTGGTGAATCGCGACTACGAGGCGACGCTGGCCAGGGCGGGGGACACGGTGAACGTACCGATTCCGCCGACGCTGGTCGCGAATAATATTTCCGACGGGGCGTCGGTACAACTGCAAAATCCGGACCCGGGGAATGCGCAGATCGTGCTGACGAATCACGTGGAAGCGTCGTTCCAGATTCCGGACGTGGCGAAAGTGCTGGCGGTTCCGGATCTGCTGAAGCTGTACATGCAACCGGCGGTGGTGGCGCTGGCGGAGAGGATCGAATCCGATCTGCTGTCGCTGTATCCGCTGTTCAGCGTAAATACTGCGGTGGGAACGGGCGGGACGGCGCTGACAGAAGCCGCGGTGGATCAGGCGGAAACGGAATTGTTCGCGTCCATGGTGCCGGCGAGCGCGTCGAAGTACCTGGTGGTGGATTCGAACGCGTATTCGGCTCTGCGGCAGATCCCTCGGTTCAGCGAATTCAACACGGCGGGAGAAGCGGGGCTGCGGGCGATTGTCGACGGGAGTGTGGGCAAGATGAAAGATTTTTACATCTTCCGTTCGCAGTTTGTGACGAAGACGGGGAGCTCTCCGGTGACGACGCATAATCTGGCGTTCGCGCGGGACGCGATCGGGCTGGTGGTCCGGCGCCTGCCGCAACCGCTGCCGGGAACGGGCGCGGTGGCGGAGTATGCGGAGCTGGGTAACTTCGGCATGCGCGTGACGATGAGTTATCAACCGAACACGCTGGCGCAGCAGTTCACGGTGGACGTGCTGTATGGCGTGGGCGCGCTGCGGAATAATTTCGCGGTGCAGGTGAACTCGTAATCGGTGTTGAAAAAGGGGCTGGCAAGCAGCGAGCTCGCAAAGGTGTTGAAAAAGGGGACAGACCGCTCTGTCCACGAGGGAGACACTTTGCTCAGGGGCAAGCGCATCGCATTGGGGACAGAGTGGTCAGTCCCCTTTTTCAAATTTAAAAAAGGAACACGTATGGACTTGCGCGCTTATTATCAACAAATCCGGAAGATCGAGTCGGAAATCAATGAAGAGACGGTGGTGATTGTGAGCCGCGAGACCTCGGATGGGGGACGGGCGGGAGTGCGAACCGAGGTGCCTCGCACGGTGGCGGCGCGGATGATCGCGCAGGAGACCGCGGATCTGGCGAGCACGGAAGTCGCGGCGCAGTTCCGGAGTGAGACGGAGGCCAAGTGGAGAACGTCGATGGGCGCGCGCCCTAAGAGCGCACCCGGGCTGGGGAAAAGTCGTAAGGAGCAATGAATATGGCCCTTCTGACGGATGGCAATCCAAACGACACGGCGGCGTTGCAGGTCTATGAGACGCAGGTTCTCAGCGTCGCGGTGGTGGAGGAAATCGACCTGGGCGTGAAGCTGGGACTGGCGACCGAGGAGATTTCAGAGGGCGTGCTGGACATTCTGCTGGACCACACGCGGTCAGTAGACCCGGAGTCGACGCTGCGGCGGATGATCGGCGTGTCGGACGTGGTGGTGTCACCGCAAATGAAGCGATGGCATGCGCTGCATACGCTCGCGCTTGTGTATCGGGATGCATTTAACAATCAACTGAATGATCGTTATCAGGCGAAATGGGCGGAATATCAGATGTTGTCGAAGAATGCCCGTCAGCACACGATCAGCGTCGGAATCGGGCTGGTGTTGACTCCGATTCCGCAGGCGCAGACGCCGGCGTTCATGATGACTCCATCGCCGGGAGCGGCGGACACGGTTTACTACATTTCGACGACGTGGGTTTCGGCGATGGCACAAGAAGGGGCGCCGAGCGCGGTGACGACGTTCGAATCGGTGGCGGGGACGACGGTGGTGGTTTCGGGGGTTAATCCACCGAGCGTGGCTACAGCGTTCAACGTGTATGTGGGATCGACTTCGACGTCGTTGACGCTTCAAAACTCGACGCCGGTTCCGATCGGACAGAGCTTCACGGTTGCGGCCGGAGACCTGGTGGCGGGGGTTGCGGTGGGCGACGGGCAGGCTGCGGATACGTACGTGATCGGCGGGCCGACATTGAGGCGAGGATAAACATCGTGGCGCAGACGGCGAGCATCGCGGCAAAACAATTCGTGACCTTTTTGACAGATACGGACACCGGGATCGGCGCGGCGGTGTCCAACCTGGCGTCGGATTCGGGGATTCCGCTGGCGCCGATTCCTCCCGCGAATATCGTGAATCAAAACGTGACGATCGCGATTGCGGAGCGAAGCACATCCGTGAAGTATCCGGTGGTGCATGTGTATTCGAACCGGGTGCGGAATATATTGACGGAGAAATTCCGGACCTTTTCGGGAAAAGTGCAGACGGTGGCGGAAGTGCGCGTGTCGCAGGACCGGATCGAGGGGATCGAGGATCAACTGCGGCTGTATGTCGACGCAGTGACGCAAGTGCTGGACACGAATCGCGGGAGTTGGGGGCAAGGCTTGTTTTTCACGGGCCATTATGAAGTGAGCTTCGATCCGGTGCAGCAGGGTGGGCGCAATCATCTGCAGGTGGCGAGGGTGACGTTCGAAGTGGATTTGTCGAGTTAAGGGGACAAAGTTAATGTCATGTTGTTATACGTCGTCGAATAATGAGCGGGTTTACGCGGTCCTGGAATCGACTTACGGAACTGTTCCGGCGATCACGGCCGCGAACCGGATTCCGGTGGTGAAGCTAGGAGCCAAGCAGGTTGCGGAGCAGACCAAGCGCCGCGACAAAACAGGAAGCCGGACGTTTCCGGGACTGCCGAACACGATTCGAAAGACGACCAGTTTTCAATTGAACACGTTCATGACGGAGTGGACGAATCAAACGATCCAGCCGAGCCTGGGTCCTCTGTTTCAGGCAGCGATGGGGGCGACGCCGGTGTTTTATACGGGCGGAACGGTCGCGTCGGTGACGGGGGGCACGGAAATTCATTTCACGGCGGCGCATGGGTTGAGCGCGGGGCAGGGCGTAACGTTTTCTGACGAGATGCGGTTCGTCGCGGCGATCCAGGATGCGGAAACGATTTTCCTGAACGCGCCGTTCAACAACATTCCGGTGGCGGGGTCCACGTTCGGGACTACGGTCACGTATAACCTGGCGGAGACCCTCGGAAGCGTGAGTATTTTCGATTACTGGGATCCATCGTCGGCGGTGCAGAGGATTCTTGACGGGGCGGCGATGAACACGATGGCGGTGAAAGTCAACGGAGATTTTCAGGAATTCGATTTTACGGGACCGGCTCGGGATTTGATCGATAGCGCGAGTTTCACGTCGGGCGAGGGCGGGCTGAGCGCATATCCGGCTGAGCCGGCGTTGACGGGGTTCGATTACACGATCGTGCCGGGGCATCTCGGCGAGATCTGGCTGGGCGTGACGCCGGCGCAGTTTATGACGCTGACGGCTGCGACGTTGACGCTGGATAACGATCTGGAGCTGCGAGTGAAGGAATTCGGGAGCGATTTTGCGCAGTGCGTGGTGGCGGGGCCGAGAAAAGTGATTCTCGATTTCGAATTGTTCGAAATGTGCGATGTGCAGACGGCGGGGTTGTATCAGGCGGCTCGGCAGAGATCGCCGATTCCAGTGATGTTGCAGTTGGGGGAAGCGACGAATCAGTTATTCGGCGCGGCGATGGTGCCGGAAGTCCCGGAGTTTCGACGATAGCCAGACGAGGTTGCAATGGAAATTTCAAAACGACCGCGCGCAGGGGACCGTGGATGATGAGCTGTATATTGCATTCGGGTGAGCGCTATGAAAGCTCGGTGTGGTTCGATTCGGACACGCGGGCAGGGGTGCGATTCGGAATCGCGCGGGTGTCGTTTGGGAGAAGGATCGAACTGGCGCGAAAGATCCGCGAGATCGGACGGCGGATCGAGTTCATGGAGGCGGGCGGGGAGGCGCGGGACAAGCTGGAGGCGGCGGTTGCGTCGGCGGAGATCGATCGCGCGTATCTCGACTGGGGATTGATCGGCGTCGAGGGGATCGAGATCGACGGAGCGCCCGCGACGCCGACGTCGTTGGTCGAAGCGGGGCCCGTGGAGCTGGCCGCGGAAATTCTGGCTCGCATCAAGAGCGAGTGCGGGTTGAGCGAAGACGAAAGAAAAAACTGATGGTCGCATTCCATTTTCAAAGTTCGAGCCAGGCCGCGTGGCGATGCGACGAATGCCGACGGCAGAAGCTGGAGGCGCGGAGGCGATGCGGCTGGCTGCCGGTGGAGAAAGTCGGTCCTCGAAGGCTGGTGTGGGCGCGCGGGCGCGTGGCGACGGAGGAGTGTCCGAAATCGCTAGTGACTCCGCAGAGCATGGAGTGGATCGAACGGTTTTTCACGTGGAAGTTCGAGGGCGGGCGGGAGATCAGCGAATTATCCGCACGGGATGCGGATGCGTTTTTGATCCTCGAGAGGGAATGGAGAGCGGGAAACGATGCCGAACACAAATCCGCTTAGCGCGGTTACGAGTTTGCTGGGGAACTCGGGTGGGCTGAACAGCGGAGCGGGCGAGAGCAGCGCGCTGACGCAGCAGCTCACTTCGCTCACCCAGCAGCTTCAGCAGTTGCAGACCGTGAATCAGACGCAGATCGAATCGATCGAAGCGAACACGCAGGCGGTCGCGCAGAATTCGGGCGCGAAGGGTGGAGGGTCGACGGCGGGTTCGATTGGCGGCACGATCGAGAGCGTGCTCGGGTTCGGGTTGGGGTTGAGTCCGCTGATTTCGGGACTGGTGAGTTTGTTTGGCGGGGGTGGGAGCAGCGCACCGGCACCGCTGGTTCCGTATATCGCGCCGCTGCCGGTGAATGCGACGGCGGGGATCAGCGGATCGACGGCGGGAGCGTTCGGAGTGGATACGGCGGATGGAGGATTGCCTCGGCCGGCGCCGGCATCGACAGCGGGGACGTCGCCAACGTCGGGAGGGACGACGCAGATTACGGTGAACGTGCAGGCGATGGATAGCCAGTCGTTTCTCGATCACAGCGACGATATCGCCCAGGCGGTGCGGCAGGCGATGCTGCAATCGACCACGTTGAATGACGTGATTAGGGCGGTGTAGGGGTGGCAAATTTTCCAGCGTTGAAGACGGGCGCGGTGGCGCAGTACCCGTCCGATCAGCAGCACAATTTTTCGACGCAGGTGGTGCGGTTTCTGGATGGCAGCGAGCAGAGATTTCCCAACTATGGCGCGACGCTGCATTGCTGGGCGATCCGGCTGGATCTGCTGGACGAAGGGGAATTGACGAATCTGCAGCAATTTTTCTTAAGCGAGGGCGGACGGGCCGGGAATTTCAGTTTCGCGGATCCGTTCGATGGGACGGTTTACTCGAATTGCAGCTTCGACGCGGATCAACTGACGCTGGAGTTTAACGAGTCGTCGCAGGGGAAGACGCAAGTGACGATCAGGGAGAACCGAAGTTAACATGCTGGTGTTTCCACAACTGGTGACGGGCGCGTCGGCGCTGTATCCGGTGACGAAAAACTCGATTCAGCGCACGGTGGTGAATACGCTGGGCGATGGAAGCACGGTGGTGCTGGCGGATCCAGACGCGGCCGCGACGGCATGGGAACTGAAGGCGCAGGGAATGACGCTGGTGGAATGGACCGCGATTGAGACGCTGTTTGTGGCGACGTCGGGGATGTGGCAGACGTTCACGTTTCTGGATCCGGCGGGAAATTTATTCGCGCAGAGCGAAAATCTTGCGGCTGGGGCTTGGACGAACGGGGCGCTGATTGGGTTGACGGCCGGTATTAGCGATCCGCTGGGAACAACGCGGGCGACGCGCGTGGTAAATGCGGGGCTGGCGGCCGAATCGGTGGCGCAGATCCTGAATGTGCCGGGGAATTTCGAATATTGCATGAGCGTGTGGGCGCGGACGATCGGCGGGTCGAGCGTGACGCTGAGTTTATCGACCACGGGGGCGAACTCGCAGAAGACCTTCGCGCTGACCACGGCGTGGCTGCGGATTGTGCTGGCTGGGAACCTGGCACAGAGCACGATTTCGGTGACGTTTGCCGCGCAGCTTGCTCCCGGAGCCACGGTGGATTTGTTCGGGATGCAGGTGGAAGCGCAGCTCGGGCCGTCGGATTATAAGCAGACGCAGGAACAGGGCGGCGTGTATGCGAAGGCTCGGTTCGCGCAGGACAGCCTCACGGTGACGGCGCAGGGAACCGACGTTTACGACGCGACGATTCAGATCGTGGACACGGAGGGGTAAAGAATGCCGACGATCGACACATTGAAAGAACAGGAAGCGCCGCCGACTCCCCTGTTTCTGTTCGATTGCGTGCTGAGCTCGGGATCGACGGAGCGATGGAGCACGCACTCGGTGACGTTCGGCGGCAATTCGTACCCGGCGCGGCTTTTAAAACATAATTTATTCGAATTGCGAGGTTCGCCGGTGGACGGGCTGGACGGGTCTGCGGTGGTTCAGGTGATGCTGGCGAATGCGGACTCGCACTTTTCCCAGATCGAACGCGAGACGGGATTCAAAGGCGCGCAGGTCACGGTTCAGTTTGTGTTTTTTGACCTGGTGGGAGGCGCGGCGGAGTCGGAAGCTCGCGTGGTGTTTCGAGGCGTAGCGAATCCGCCGGATCAGATTACGGAATCGGCGCTGCGGGTTTCGTTCAACAACCGGCTCAGCTTGCAGTGGATCGTCCTGCCGGAAGTACAGATTCTGCGGCGGTGCCCGTGGATGTTTCCGACCAATCTGGCGCAGCGGGAGGAAGCGTTCAATGGAGGCGTGAAGGGGAAATATTCTGCGCTCTATAAATGTGGATATTCGCCGGATATCACGGGCGGCGTCGGGAATCTGAACAGCGGCGCGGTGTTCACGAGCTGCGATTTCACGCGGGCCTCGTGCCTGGCGCGCGGGATGTTCAATATCGATGCGTCGTCGAATGTGACGGCTCGGTTCGGCGGACTGGAGTTTGTTCCTCCGCAGATTCTGGTTCGGAGCTTCGGCGAATCGGGCACGCATCTCTCGGCGTTGCAGGATAATCTTGCGATTTATAACGATCCGGTGCCGCTGGTGTACGGAACGGCGTGGTATCAGCCTCCGATCGTGTTTGCGCGCAATGACGGGAACCTGACGCGAATGGAAGTGCTGCTGGGGATGGGGCAGATCGACAGCGTGATCAAGGTGCTGGTGAACGATATCGAAATTCCGCAAGCGCAGAGCGGCGCCGACATGACGGCGACGGGGTGGTTCGACGTGGTGACGCCGGGGACTCGCAATGGCGCGTTCAATCCGGATTTTACGGATTCATCGGGGAATCCGCTGGGCGATCCGTACGGGAACATGGCGATGATGAGCGTCGTGGTGCCAAACGCGATCAGCGACGGAACCTCGCTGGCTACCATTCAGGTGCTGATCAATGGATTGCTGCTGGAGCAGTACGATTCGAGCGGGACGTCGCTGGGCGAATCGTTTTCGAATAATCCGGCGTGGGTGCTGCTGGATGTGCTGCGGCGGAGCGGATGGCTGACATCGGAGATCGATTTGACGAGCTTCGCATCGGCCGCGGCCGATTGCGCGACAGCGATTGAGACTACGGATTTGAACGGGAATCCGGTGGCCGCGACAAAATTCGGCTGCAACCTGGTGATTCAGGATACGCACAGCGCGGCCGAGATCGGCAACGGGATTCGCAAAGCATCGTCGCTGATGTTGACGTACGGGAGCGGGGGATTGCTGACGCTGCGCGTGGAAAATACGCTGGCGCTGCAACAGCCGTCGCTGCCGGATGGGAGCAATTCGACGGAGGAACTGGACGGAGGCTGGCCGGCTTACGAGTTCAGCGACGGGTCGGCTACATTTTCGGGATTGGTGCGGAGCGCGAACGGGGCGCCAGCGATCCGGCTGTGGTCGAAGAACACGGCGGCGACGCCGAACCGGCTGACGGTGGAGTTTCAAGACGAGTTCAACGAATATCAACAGGACAGTTTGTCACTGGTGGATGTGGATGACGCGCTGCTGACGGACCGGCAGGTGACCGCGTCGTATCAGGCGCTGGGATTGCCGAATTTCGATCAGGCGACGCGGGCATTGACGCTGCAACTGAACAAAACCATCGACGGATATACGTTCATTGATTTTGAAACCACGGTGAAGGGGATCGGCCTAGCGCCCGGGGACATCATCACCATCACCTATTTAAAGGAAGGGCTCGAGCGGCAGCCGTTCCGGGTGGTGAGGATGTCGCCGGGCGCGAATTATCAGACGCTGCAAATCACGGCGCAGTGGCATGACGATGCGTGGTATGAGGCCGGTGCGACGGCGACGGGGACCCGGCGGCAACCGGGCGCGGGAGTGGGGATTCCGAATCCGCTGGTGGGCAGCGTGCTCGATTCGCATGGGATGGATCAGTTCGGGATCACGGAATCGTCAACAGAATCGACGGATGGGACGTTCACGGTGACGCTGAGTGTCGCGTTCGATCCGCCGGCGGTTCCGGTGGCGACGGGAGTGGGGATTCCGCTGTTGAGTTTGGAAGCGTCGATCAGTTCGACGGGCGGGACGCTGGCGGGCGCGCAGATTTTCTATTACGCGATCAGCGCGCTGGATGGGAGCGGCGGAGAGAGCGCGCTGTCGTTCACGGTACCGGCGTCGATCGCGGCGGGAACGAATACGAACACGGTCACGCTGAATGGATTTAGTTTTTCGTCGGGGACGGCCGGGTTTAACGTGTATCGCGGGATGAATCCGCTGGAAGTATTGCTGATCGCGTCGAATGTCGCGGTGGCGAGCAGTTATACGGATCCCGGCGCAACGGCGGAGCTGCAGGGTCCGCCGGATGAGAATTACGATCACGCGAATTTTTACTGGAGACTTGAGGAGCAGCCTGAGGCCGCGGTGCAGACGTCGACCTCGACTACAGTAGGCAACAGCGGGCTGGGGATGCTGACGAATGAGTTCGTGGGCGACCTGGTACGCATCACTCGCGGCAAGGGCGCGACGCAGGAACGCGCGGTGATCGCGAATACTTCGACGACTTTGACCGTCGCGCCGGCATGGACGGTGACGCCCGATACGACCAGCTTCTTCGTGGTCGCGGATTCAACCTGGAATTTCGGCGGGCTGGGCGCGACGAGTCCCGTGACGATCGAAGTTCCCAACCAGACTGGAGCAACTGTGGAAATATCGGGTAGATCGGCGAATGCATTGAACCAGGAGAGCGCGGTGCAGTTGAATCCGCTGACGCGCTGGCAGATTGGAGGCGCGTCGGGCGGCGGCGTGGATGCGGATGTACCGGCGGCTCCGGTGTATGCGCTGAATCTGGCGGGGCAGGGGACGGTCGACCTGGTCGGCATCGGATTCACGGATCTGACCAACACGCACACCATTCTCGCCGGGACGCTGACGCTGTTTTTCTGGAATGAGCTGAGTAGTCCCTCGACGTTCACGCTGGCGAGTGCGGCGGCGTCGACGGATACGACCATCACACTGAGCGCGGCTGGGCCTGCTTCCATCGGCGATCTGATCCAGATCGACGGCGAGATTCTGGCGGTGACGGGGACGCTCAGCGGCGGGACGGTTTATCAGGTGACTCGCGGATCGCATGGCAGCCCGGCGGCATCGCACGCCTTGGCTGCGCCGATTTATCACTTGCAGAAAAATGTATCGATCATGCCGTTCGTGAACGATTTCTTCGGCAGCCCGGCGAGCGGCAGCTACACCTATTCGATGTTTCTGCCGGATGTGCGCATCGGCGCTGCGGAATTTTTCGTGACCAATGTGCGCGGGAACAGTCCAGTGACGGCGGAGTCGTTCGGCGCGACCACGGACCAAGGGTTGCGGACGCTTTCGGGCGGGCAGCTTTCGATTCAAGTGGAGGGTTACCTGGCGATCCAGACGGACGCGGCACCGCCGCTGGTGATGGAGACGGCCTATGCGGCGCGGGATATTTTCGCAGTAGTCGCCGAGGCGCCCAGCGGAGGTCCCATCAACTTGACGCTTCGGCAGGGAAGCACGGTGTATTGCACCTTGACGATCGCCGATGGAGCGACGATTTCCACTCCGTCCGTAAATGGATTCGGTTTGCCGCCGCTGGCGTCGGGCGCGCAGGTGAGCCTCGACATCACGTCGGTTCCGGGCGCGACGGGAACTTTGCCGGGTCGCGATCTGACGGTGACCATCCGGTTGTGAGGTCGACATGGCAAGCATACAGAAGCTGACTCCGGATCGCGATTTGCAGTGCTTTTTCTTCGAGCCGTCGGCGATCGCGGCGCTAAGCAGCACGTCGGATAGCGGGTTCACGGTTTCCGGGACTTGGCGCCAGCAGTTCGATTGGGCGGTGATCGAGTGGAATCGCGACAATACGCATGAGCATCCGGCGTTTCGGAATCTGCCCGACGGCGATTTGAGCGGACTAGTGTTGACCTACAACGAAACGCGGACCAACGCGATTCCGATGGACTCGGATCTGTTCGCGACCGTCGACTGGCCGTCGCTCCGCGTGTGGGCTACGCCGACGGGCGGAATCGAAACGGTCTATTGGGTTTCATTGCTCGCACACGCGACGCCGGTCGCGGGCAGCTATCAGTGCGCTTACGCCGACTTCACGGTTTCGGGTACTGTGACCGCTGGTGATTATGTCGGGATCGCTTTTTTTCAGGAACAATACACGCACCCCGTCGTCAGCGGCGATACTCTGACGTCGATCATTAGCGACCTGGCTGCGCAGATCAACGGGCATTCGGCTTTGCTGGCTGCGACTCCGACAGGCAGCACGATTCGCGTGTTTTACACGGCGGGGCAACCGCTTTCGAGCAGCACCGCGGGAGCAAATGGCAATCGATTCGGGATGTATACCTTTTCGACTGGCACGGAAACATGGGACGCGCCCTCGAAGACGTTCGCCAACGGAACATCGCCGACGCAGTGGCAGGTGGCGCTCGATTTCAGTACGCTGCAAGGGACATTGACGCCGGATCTTTCGGGAACACTCGTCACGATCCCGACCAACAGCATCCGCAAAATGCGATGGACCTACGCTGCGGATCTGCAAGACGAGGCTTATGCGCGAAGCGAATTTCAAGTTGTGGTTTCGGACTGGACCGTTACGGGAACCAATCGGATTTATTCGGTCGCGGGGCCGGGTAGCCGCAGGATCGAGGACGATGCGCTTGAAGTCAGTTATTCCGGCGCGTGGACGGAGGAGCGCGGCAACTATTCCGGCGGCACGATTCACCACACGACCAGCCTGGGAAGCTCGATCACGTGCAGCTACGTTGCGACATACAGCCACACCTTATATATAGGGCTTCGGTACGCCGGGACGGCGGTTGCCACGGGCGCGATGGTTTCGATCACGGTGGATGGAGCCGCCGTGACGACGGTGAATACCCTGATTTCTCAAGAAGACGTTCTGTTCCGGTTTCCGGTGGGAACCTACGCGGCCGGACCGCACAGCGTCGTGCTGGCGCAGTCGGGTCCCGATGGCAATGATTTTTATTTCGACTTCGTCGAGCTGGCGGTGCCTTCGACGACGCTTCCGACGGTTCCCGCCGAGCCTCCCATAACGCTCGCGTCGGACTGGGACACGGATCATTCGCTGGCGCTGGCTCCGGAGCGAACCGCGTGGATGATCGATTCACTCGGCTTTACGGGCCGTCAGAATCATTATGTCGGTGCGTTATGGTTCTACGAGCTGGTCGACGCGGGAAATGCATACGCGACCGGCACGGTGACGTTCACCGGGACGCCGGCGTTCAGCTCGACAGTAACCGTGGTGATCGGCGGGACGCTGACGCTGACGAAACTGGTTCATGAAGGCATGACCGGTGACATGGTCGCGCTGGCGTATTCCATCGAATTGAATCGCGGCTATACGGGCCTGTGGGCCAGCGTCGCGGGCAACGTGGTTATGATTCAGACGAGGACGTTAGGCCTGGCTGGAGACAGTACGACGCTCTCGGCATCGACCACCAGCGGTGGTTTTACGGTGTCCGCGTCAGGCGTGAATTTCACCGGCGGAGCAGACGGGAACTGGTACACCGACCTGACGGCGTCGCCGAGATTGAATCGGGCGGTGCGTGACTGGAGCCTCAGCTATTTCACCGCGCTGGCCGGATACGGGATCGATTGCGCGGCGTCGTTCAGCATGGAACTGGGCAACGGCGATCCGTCGGCGGCGGCGGGCATCGCGCAGGTAGGGCCGTCGGGCGATCCGATCCTGCTACCTACTCCTTCGCTGCAAACTAATTTTTCGCCGACGAGTCTCGCGTTTTGGCAGGAAGTCTATCTGGAGATGGCGGGGATCCAGGCCGCGGCGGGATTGCAGCCCTATCTCCAATTCGGGGAAGTGCAGTGGTGGTATTTTCCCAACGATGGCGACGGGCATCCGTTTTCGGGGATGCCGTTTTATGATGCGTGGGATCAGGCGCAGTTTCTGGTGGAGTTCGGGCGCGCGATGACGGTGTTCACCACCAATACCGTGAATCCGGCGTCCTATCCCGACGAAGTTTCTTACTTGCAGGCAACGCTCGGTAATTTCACGAATGCCATTGTGACCTTCGTGCGCGCGACTTATTCCACTTGCAGATTCGAAGTGCTGTATCCGAACGACACGAATCAGACCGCGTTCAATCAGGCCTTCAATTACCCTCCCGCTGCGTGGACTCCCGCGGCGCTGACGTGCCTGAAGACCGAGAGCTTCGGATTCACGCTGGGGCGCGATCTCGATCTGGCGGAGCAGACCATCGACTTCGGAACTTCGCTGGGATTCCCCGCCACGCAGCGCAGTCACCTGGTCGGCATCGGCGATTCGACCACCGCGTGGCTCAAAGAAGCTCGCTCGGCGCTGGGTAAAGGATTCGAGAGCGTGGTGCTGTTTGCCCTTGACCAGTACTGCCTGATTGGTTACGCCACGCCGTTGCCCGAAAGCTTGCGGCGCAGTGTGCGAATGGGCAGTTGA